AGGCATATCAGTAGAACAACTGCCGTGGTGCGAGTCGCAACGGTGCTTTCTCGCGGTCTTCGTCTAGCGCAAGTCTTAACTGCTCGTCGTACATGTCTTTCAGCATGGGGACACGCTGCGCGGCCTCGGGAATCTTCAACGATAAGTAGTACGCTAACCCAGCAGCCAAGCAGTTAATAAACCTAAATGGCACATCCTGAATATTAGCCCCACCCCCAGCGTCCTGCATACGCCGCAATCGCCAGTATACGAAGGTGTAATAGTTATCTTGATCTGGCGCAGGCCAGACGTTGATCGTAGGGTACGCAATCCCAGTAGGTGTTAGTACCCCTGACTGCCTGTTAATCCAAACCTGAATGGGTCTGCCCTGAGCGTTTTTATTCGGTATTGTGGCGTAGGTATCTACCGAGATACGGCTGATGTTGATGTCCGTCTGTGGTATCCCAGTCTGCGTCCGCACTACCTGTTCAATAAGATCTACCGTATCAACAGGCAGGTTGTAAACAATCGTACCCGTGGTCATAGCAATTTGACCTTGCTCAATCGTCCACAGGTTAATCCCTCGGTTAGCCCACTCAGTGAACATCAAGTTCATAGAACGACGAGCTGTACGGTGTTCGTACCCAGTACGCACCTCAACCCCACACCGCTCAAATGCCTCTTCAATAATCTCGTTTAGATCGAGATTAAAGGCTGTCGTACCTGAAGTTGTTGTCACTTCATCCCTCGAAGCGTTTTGGCGAGCCTAGCTCTCTGCCCAAGTTTGCCCGGAGCCTTAGTAGCTTTATCAAGCATCTTCGCAGGAATCGGCTTTTTACCTTTAATACCAAGCTGTTCACGAAGTGCTCCCGGTTTCTTAATTGCAGCTTGAATAAACTTGCCGCTCTTAAATCCATCTACACCACGACCTTTGAGAATGTCCGCTCTAGTTACATCCCCATCGCCTGTTAGATCAGGAAACTTTTTAGCCATTATCGGTACCTCGCGGTCTTAGCAGCAATGCCTTTTGGTTGTTTGACGAATTGCTTTCCCGAGCGTTTTCCAGCGCGTTTAGCTCTTGTTGTCGCAGCGTACTCAGCAGGTGTAAGAGCATTGATTGCCGCCTCTGGGAGATACCGCTCGCCAGTTGCTTTTGAACCCTGTGTGCTAGGTTTGCCACTCTTGGTTCTCCATTTCTGGTCAGTCCAATTCTTCAGACTCTGCTGAGGAGCTTTCAATCTCGATAACCCCCGCCCCGCTGCTTGTACTTCATGGCAAGCATTTGTGCTTTCCTCGCGGACCATTGCCCCGGCGCACCACCTTTACCACCAGCTTTGATGCTGTTGAACAATGCTTTACGCATACTTGGTTTGGTGTAATTGCCAGCTTCGTTCACACGGGACTCGCCACCTTTAGAAAACGCCGTGAAATCGGTGTCATCCCGCCGAGCTTTAGTAACCGGCTTGGGCATCTTGGAGGCGCGAATCGCCCCCATCCCGCGTGAGGCCATCATTTCAACACTTCCCGCCGTAGGCCATCTTCTTGACTTTGCCGCCTTTAGCCATTTTGTTACCGGCCATGACAATTTGCTTGCCCTTGGTTTTGCCTTTCATAGCAACACCATCACGGCTAGGAGCTGCGGTTTTCACTGCGCCCATCTTGCTTGCGGCCATACCACCTGATTGCATCTTTTTCATCGTAAATTCCTTTCCAACGGATTGAGGGACATCAACTTTCTTTGCGAACTTCGGATTGTTCGCTACTGCCTGCATGAACCTTCTCTGCTTCTCGCTGACTGCTGGCATCACTATCCTTTTTTAGCGAGGGCATCAATTTTTGCTTCAAGTCGTTCAAAGCCTGAGTCAAACCGTTCCATAATCTTCTCAAGGTCTGCACGAACTTCTGCACGGGTAATGTGATCACGAGCGATTTCCTCCCTCGTTTTGTTGAGCAGAATCTGAATACGTTTTTGCTCGTCTGATGCGTTTTTAAGCATCAACATGACCAAGGCCACAAAGAACGATGTGACTAAATTCCAAACCAAAACGCCGGTATCCATTTAACACTTCCAAGCCCTTAGCGATTTGTTAATACGACTATTTGGATCGTTGGCCGTTTTAGCACTCGTAAGCTTCTTCTTCATGCCTTCCATCCTGGCACAGAATGACTTTTTACGAGGCCCACCCTCTGGTTGAGGTGCTTTTAGCCCAGGCTTGCCCGGATTAGCTGCGTTATAAGAAGCTCGACCCTTAGCGTTCAAACCACCTTTTGGGTTTTTACCTTCCTTGCGCTGCCATGCCGGGGTCTTAGCCATAAAAGATCACCATTGACGTAGTGTTCGTAACAGTGCCATGTAACCCTACCTGCGCCAAAATACCTTCGCCGGGGAGTGGGATGATGGTATACCCTGCTGCCGAACTTGCAGATGTATTAACTGTTAACAAAACTGGACCCGTGGCGCTACCGTCACGAATAACGACAGACCCCGCAGACGCACCATTCACTGCGTAGATTGTTTTGATCCTTGCGCGTGGAACCGCCAAACTGTTTTGGTTTAAAAAATCACCAGTCGAAGTTAGCGGTTGGGTCGCAAAGACATCATATTGCATGGATGCCATGCGAACCTCCTATTAGGAAGCTTGTGTGAAAGTCACACCCGCAGCAACTGCACAGTACGCATAAGCAAACCAGCTTGTACCGTCACAGTACAGTTCCACACGATCTCCGGCAACCGATTGGGCGCTCACAAAGCTAATCGTGTCATCAGCCGTTCCTGTATCACCTGCATCACCAGAAGCCGGATATGCCTGACCTTTGATGATGTTGGCGCTGGAAGCCGTAACGATTGTGTAGTTGGCACCTGATGGAGCTGCTTTAACGATGAACGTGTAACGTAGACCGGCAGCAGGCGCAGGGAGTGTGGTTGCAAACTCAGTAGCTGAGTTTAAAAAGAATGTAGTACCAGACTGTGCGGCAGTAACTGACCCGACAGCGGTAAGCTCAGAATTTGCGGAAGCGCCAGTAACATTACCCGATACATTACCGGTCACATTACCAGTAAGCGCACCTATGAACCCATTTTCAGATGTAACTGGGCCACTAAAGGTTGTATTCGCCATTAGATCCTCACATGCGATATCGGTGTATTAGTCTGCATGTCGTCAGCCGGGACTGTCTAATACACCGGGCTAACCCCGGAATATCAGTGTTTTATCAGGTTGTGGGATGCGTGTCAACACGTTAACAAAAAGACTTAGATACAGGAAATACATACGATTACCAAAAAAGAAAAGCCACCCGAAGGTGGCTCTCCAAAACAAGCGTAAGTGCTTGATTTTGCTTAGGCTCCGGGCGAACCGAACATCCCAAGCGGATCGGACCAGCCAAACGAATAACGCTCGCGGCTCTTATAACGAACGTTCCCCGTGTCGAAGTCTCCATCCATTCCCTGTGTCAAAGGTGCGCGGACAAAGTGCTTCATACCGTTGGGTACGTCAGTTGTAAGGAACCAAGCATCCGTATCAGTCAAGAAGTGGTTAATGGTGTAACCCTCGGGGATCGAACCATTATTCTTCAAGGCGTTGATCGTGTTGTCTGCCGTGTCAACGCGCAGTTCCGTTTCCAGAATACGAGTTGCAACGAACTGCAATGCAGACGGGATGATCAACTTCTTCGGACGAGCTGCAATCAACAGACCACGTTCGTCAGTCCAAGCTGCAATCTGAATAACCGCTGCTTCCAACGATGTTTCAGAAAGGTCAGCCGCAACTGCTGGCGTGTTGCTGTTGGTGCCACCAGAAACCAGCGGATGTGCCGTCGAAAACAACGCTACGCCATCGCCACCGACATAACCGGAGCTAAAGCCGTTGTTAAGAACCGCAGCAGCTTTGGTCTGCTTGGTGTATGCCATAGCGCGAGCCAAGGCTTTGGTATAGCGATTAGCCAGACTGTCGTACAGGTTGTCCTCGATAGCCTCTTCGGTCAGCGAGAATCCCAGAGCGATAGTCTCATGGACGTAACGAGCGGTCCAAGCTTCTTGCGCGTTATCGTAGGCCATCGCGCTGCCTTCGTTCTTCACCGGAGCGGCGGAGAAGCCAGACAGTTTGGTTTCCTCTTCAAACGAACGCTCGGAAGTCTCGGTCTCGTAGATTTCCTTGTGCTCTTCGCCATAGCGAGCGTACTCAAGACCAAACAATGCGTTCAGTCCGGGGAGAAGCTCTTTCAGTAGTTGTGCGCGTGAAATAGCCATTTATGTTCCCCTTTACGCAGTTGCCGTAGCGTAGTAGTACTCGTGCTGACCGTGGTTCAGTTTCACGAGAATCTCGGGATACTGAGTGAATACCAAGGTTGCACTGGATGCAAAAGCTGCGGACGGAGCTTGGTTCAAAACGAACGAAGTCGCACCAGCAGAAGCAGCCGTATCTACAAACGAGCCGGAAGGAATGTAATTACCACTTGAATCCAACGAACCTACATCAGTACCCACGGGCAGTGCGAATGGCAATGCCGAGCAAGTAACCGTAGCAGTAGAAATGCTGGAATAAGTAGCGTTACCAAGGGAAACAGCAGTCTCACCAACCAAACCAAGCACACGCAAGGGCAACGCATCAGTTGTCGCAGGGGTGTCGTTAGGTGCAAGCACAGCGTTTTTGGAATCACCAGTAAGCGTACTTCCGGTGTTGTTGATCATTGCCAAGTTCTGACCGATCATGGCGCGAGCGCCAGAAGCAACAGCGGTAGTAGCCGAGCAAACGACTGCTTTAAAGACCGTATCAGGGTCATCACAGACGATTGCAACAGCGTCCCCAGCAGCGGTACTGGCAGGCCAGTATTGCGACCAAGTCTTCTGTTTGGTGGTGGGGTTGGTGTACGAACAGCCCAAGAAAATGCCAACCAGAGTACCAAGAGTACCTGTCGAAACGGAAATACGCTCCAAATTACCACGGACGAGAGCTACGCAATCGCCATAGAAAATACTGGTGCTGTACCCATTTGCAATAGCATATTCACGAGTCGAGCCCGCAAACACCTGTCCGCCGATCAAATTGATCGGCTTTAGCCCGTAAGGGGCGTCTACAACAGGATAAGCCATTTTAGACCTCGTTTAAGTTAAGTTCCTTTACCGAACGATACTTTGGAACGCTTCTCCGCAAAGAGTGGCATCCGAGCATCGCTCTCTCGCATAAAGCTGTTATCTACAGCATCCATATTGGCCTTGGTGAGGTCATTAAAGTGTTTGGTACGTTGTGCAACAAACTCTTCAGGGATTTTGCAGAGTAACAATCCATCAATCTCGATGTTGTCCTTAAACCGACTGTTCTCATCACGTAAAAACTTAAGGTCAGGCTGTTCTTCAATTCCTACTGGTTCCCAACCTTCTCTGAGTTTGGCAGAGATATTCTTTGGGTCAGCTTTCCCAAGCGAAGACACACGTACCCATCGGGGTTTGTACCCTGGCATGGGGGCTACTTCGGGAAGAACATCAGCTCGTTTCCATTGTTTAGGACGTGCAGACTTCTCGCGGTTCTCAACTTCTCTAGATAAACGGTTTTCAGCCATTTGCTCGCTCCAATTTCATTTGTTCCTTCACATACTGCTCAGGAGTTATTCCCATCTTTTTGATGATGTTAAGTTGGGATTGACTAAGTTTGACTTTTTTGGAAGTCGTACTACGAGAAACAGGAGCTACAACAGTAGCTGGTCTTTCTGTACGTGCTGGAGGTGATTTTGTCTCAGGCTCCGCAGGTTCATCTCCCCATTCATACTCGGGGAACCTTTTACGCATCGTCTTATCGACGATTTCCCAGTACTCGTCAGTGCCCTCGAAAGCCTGTCCACGTTCCCTAAGCAGTTTGTTGTTTAGGCCAAGCGCGGCAGCAGTCATTTCGTCATCTGATCCAAACCACGTATTTTGTCTACGCCATGAATCAGTTTTCGGGTCCAACCTCGGAGCCTGTGGCTGCGATTCAGGTAAATTTACTTCAGTTTCTTGCGGTTGTACAGGGGGTTTGTATCCTTTTAACCGCTCAAGTCTATAAGATGCTTCAGTTAATTGCTTCTGAGCCTCTAACAATTTA